AGGTACTTCTAGTTGGGCAAATAACAGTATATCATCCTCATTCATTAATAATCTTAATCAAAGTGTTGTTATCACAGGTTCTACTCAAGGAAATGTTACAACTTTAACTATATCATCAAACACAGCATCATTAAATTTAAACTCAGGTAATTTCTTTACTTTACAGTTAGTAGCAGGAGTAAATACACATATTAATCCTTCAAATATTAAACCAGGTCAATCAAGTATACTTCTACTATCTACTACAGGATCTGCTACAGTTAGTTTTCCTTCTACAGTTAAACAACCAAGTGGATCTTCTTATACTCCTACAACTACAACTGGAACAGATATATTAACTTTTGTATCATTAGATAGTAGTAATTTGTATTTAGTAAATGTGAAGAATTTGATATGATTTATCCTATATTTGGTTTTTTTGCTCAAAGTACACCTTCTCCTGTATCACCCCCAGATACATCTTCTTTATATGATTTTACAACATTTACTTTCACTAATGCTGGAGCCACAGGTAGGCAAGGTCCTACTTACCAACAATTGACAGCTTCATATGCTACCACCGCTTCTTGGGTAACATCATCATTATATTTTTCAGCTTCCATTCGAGGTATTCAAGAATGGACTGTACCAGCCACAGCAACTTATAGAATAGTAGCAGCAGGTGCAGCTGGAGGTAATAGCCCAACATTAAATTTTAGTGGTGGATTTGGAGCATCTGTAACTACAGATATTTCTTTAACTCAAAATCAAAAAATATTAATTGTAGTAGGACAAAGAGGAGGAAATAGATTTACAGGTTCAGGAGCAGCAACATTTAATGGTGGATCAGGTGGTGGGGGTACATTTGTTTATGATAGTTCTTCTATAACATATTATTTAGCTGTAGGTGGTGGTGGTGGTGCTGCTGGTGCTTTAGTTAACTTATTTTCAAATCAAGCTACAGCTAGTGGTAAATTTAACACCACATCCGGCTCTACAGTAAATATAGGAAGTGGATTTTCAGGTTCAGGAGGGTTTAATGGTAGTGGTGGATTTAGAAGTAATAGAAATATTTTATATGGAGCCCCAGGAGCAGGTATTAATTCATCAGGTTCAGCTGCTAATGGAGGTCAAGGATTATCTAGAGTTGGAAATTGGTTAGGTGGTACTACTGGTTCAACTTCAAATATAAATGGTGTTGAGGGTGGATTTGGTGGAGGTGGTGGAGCTGTTGATGGTGATGCAAGTGGTGATCCTAATATTATAGGATGGGCTGGAGGTGGAGGTGGATACTCAGGGGGTGGTGCTGGAGGAAATTCAGGAGCATCTAATAGTTCATTTGGTGGTGGTGGAGGTACATTCTATACTGGATCATTTGTTACTGGTTCTAGTAACATTAATCAAGGACATGGTTATGTTATTATAACTAAGCTATAATAGTCATATATTTATATGATATAACAATATTTACAATAATATAATATGGCAAACATTCCTATTTGGCCTGGCTCAAGTTCATTCGTACCTGGAAGTACCCCATTTGGTTTCTATGATTATGACGCGTCTTTTCAACAAGAAGCTGATAAAGTAGCAAATTGGTGTGCTCGTAGATTAGGTTACCCATTAATGGAAATTGAATTGCAAGACATTAATTTCTACACAGCATTTGAGGAAGCCATTACAGTTTACGGAAATGAAGTATACCAATGGAAAATACGTGAAAACTTCTTTGCAATGCAAGGAAATTCAACCGGTTCTTCATTCAATAACCAAGTAGTTACCCCTAATTTAGGTAGTACAGTACGTCTTTCCCAAACATATGCTGTTGAAGCGGGTTCAGGAGGTAATATTACTCAATACACAGCTTCATTTGATATGATTCCTGGTGTCCAGGATTATGATTTAAAAACAATCATGTCTAGTTCATATGGTATTACATCATCTATTGAAGTTAAGAAAGTATTTTACCAAGAACCACCAGCAATAGTTCGTTATTTTGACCCATATGCTGGTACAGGTACTGGTATTCAATCATTATTAGAAACATTTGGATTTGGTCAATTTTCACCTGGTATTAACTTTTTGTTAATGCCTATATATTTTGATGTTCAAAAAATACAAGCTATTGAATTAAATGATCAGATTAGAAAATCAGCTTACTCATTTGACTTAATAAACAATAAATTAAGAATATTCCCTATTCCTACTACTGATCTAAAAATGTTTTTTCATTATATATTAGTAAATGAAAGAAATAGTATAATCCCTCTTAGTGGTAGTGGTTTAGGTTCTGGTAGAATAACAGACGTTTCAAATGTCCCTTATACTAATCCTACATTTGGTTTTATTAATGCTGTAGGTAAACAATGGATATATCAGTACACTTTAGCAATATGTAAAGAAATGTTAGCCTACATTAGAGGTAAATACAGTACAGTACCTATTCCTGGAGCTGAAGTTACTTTAAATCAAGCTGATTTATTAGCTGATGCTAGAACTGAAAAAGAAAAATTATTAGAAGTTTTAAGAGCTACATTAAGTGATGCTTCTCGTAAAACTCAATTAGAAAACCAAGCATTGGAAGCTGAAAACATGCAAAAAGCATTAATCAATGTACCAATGGGAATTTATATATTTTAAGCTATGGTAAAATTACAAAATTTATTACTTGAAGTACTTTCTATATATGAAATAGAAGTAATGATTAAAGTAGAAAGACAAGCAAATAAAGTAGATATCTATAATGAAATTAGAGGTATAGATGGAGTTGTTGTTGTTAAAGTAGAACAAAATACTTATCTAAATACTTTAATTACAGATCAAACTGAATATGCTTTACTGCATATGAAATATATTGTGAGAAAAGATCCAAAAGAATCAATAGCAGAAATTAAAAGAAGAGCCTTAGCGACCCAAAAAATTCCAGGATTATTAAAATTTATGCCTAGGTTTAAAACTTTAGAAAAAATAACTACCCTATAATGAGTTTATTTGGAGCAAATAGGGATATAAGTCTATTTAGACATATAAATAGAGAATTACTCAATGATATCATTGAGCAAAAGGTAGGATATTATAAAATAGTATTGGATCGTTCTTTACCTAACATGTATGGTGAGGCTCCTAAAAAGACATATAATGACCCGGTATTATTAAATTGTTTAATTGAACGCGGAGATACTATCTCAACAACAGATGATTTTGGACCTGATATAAATCGTAATATTACTTGCCGCTTTTTACGCGATGATCTCGCAGGTATTGACTTAAGCACCGAACTTGGCCCAGATGCTAGAGGCTTTACATATAACATAGTACCTGAGATAGGAGATGTTGTTTTATGGAATAACGATTACTATGAAGTAGACAATGTAAACGAAAATCAGTTAGTTGTAGGTAAGGATTATAACTATTCTTATTCAACTAACACAGATAATTTTGGTTCATCATGGTCGATCATAGTAACATGCCATTATATGAGACCAGAAATATTAGGTATAACTCAAACAAGATTATAATATTTATTAACATGATTAAATTATTAGATATATTAAATGAAGCTGAAATCCCTGTAACTGGGAAAAGTGGTGAAAAAGTAGCTGCTTTTAAACCTAAAAAAGGTGATGAGGCTTTTGAAAGAGGATATAAAAGTATAAAAACTTCTATGGATCCTGAAACCGGCGCTTATACACAAGAGTTTGAAGCACTTCCTAAATTTGATGAAATACGAAGAAATGTTTTAAAATACAGAAGAGAAGTACAGGCATTTAAATATTCTACTAATGAAGATATAGCTAAAGTAGCTAAAGACGCTAATAGTTATTTATATAAAGCCGCCCAAATGATATTAGCATTAGATAAAATGTTAGAATTACAAAGAAAACAACAGTAATGGCTAGATCTCTTAAACCTATACCTAAAAATGCAGCTGAAATTAGTCAAGAACAAGTTATTCCTTATTTAAAAGATCAAGGAAAACCTGTTAGTAATACTGTATTTTCTAAAAATAGAGGTAAAGATATTTCGTTTAAAGGAGACACTGTTAAAGACGTAAGTATAGGACTAGAAGATTTAGATTATGCTGTATTATATTATTTTGAAAGTGTTATAAAACCATCTGTAATACAAAACGGACAACAAATAACAGTTCCTGTAATTTATGGCTCTCCAGAACGTTGGAAATCAGTTCAAGCAGATGGTTTCTATCGTGATGCTAACGGAAAAGGATTAGCTCCTCTTATAATGTTCAAACGTGAAAATGTTGAAAAAAATAGAACATTAGGAAATAAATTAGACGGCAATAGAGCTCATTTATATCAAGTTATAGGTACAAAGTACAATATCAGAAATGCATATGATAGATTCTCTGTTATAAATAATAGAATACCCTCAGAACAGTATTACATGAGTGCTGTACCTGATTATGTTACTTTAACATATTCATGTGTTGTATTTACAGATTATGTTGAACAAAACAATAAGTTAGTAGAAGCAATTGAATTTGCTTCTGATTCATATTGGGGTGATCCAAACAGATGGAAATTCAAAGCCAGAATAGATTCATTTACTACAACTACTTTATTAGAACAAGGAGAAGATAGAGCGGCTCGCTCTACTTTTAATCTTGTTTTAAATGGATATATCATTCCTGATACAGTAAATAAAGATTTAGCAGTAGCTCGTAGTAAATTTTATACAACATCTCAAGTGGTTTTTAATTTAGAAGTAATAGACGGAGCAGGAACAACAACAAATATAGATGAAATGAAATTTGCAAATAAACCAGCAGCTAAAAATGCTACAGGTGCAACTTCATTTATAGGAGGAGGAATTAATGTAACTAATGTAACAAGCACAGGAGCAAGTAATGCTGATTTAGAATATATTAATACCAATATTACTAAAATAGCAGGTTCTGTAACAGTTCCTAATATCGCTACATTTACTAGTGCATCTATATTACAACCACCAGCAGGATCAAGTTTACCAGCTACAACAGTAAGTAACTTTGTGTTTTATATTAACGGCCAATACGTTCCTTCTTCTGCTGTATCTTTATTAGAAAGTGGAGGAAATGTAGTGACAACTTTCAATACATCATCTATAGGTTATTCATTAAATTTAACAGACGAAGTAGTAGCAATAGGAAAATTCACATAATGGCATTAATTACCAGTAAACAAATACAATATCCGTTATCCGGTTCATTTAGTGGGTCATTTTTTGGCGATGGTAGTGGTTTAACTAATTTAACAGTAAAAGGAAATGAAATAACATCAGGTAGTGTAACTGCTAGTGTAAGTCCCATTGGTAATTTATTTTTAGTTAAGTCAGCTAGTGCTGAATTAATATCTATAACTTCAGACACTACTACTATTACTAATAACATATTCTTAATTAAAAATAATACAGGTCAAACAACATTTAAAGTTAGTGAAAGTATAGTATATTTTGCCACTCAATCAGCTCCATTAACAGGTTCAACAGTAGCTGGAAGCATATACTTTACTTCTTCATCTTTTTATGTAGGATTAGAAAATTAAACATATTTATAACAAACATTAAAGTAATATATAATGGCAACATGGAAAAAAGTCATAGTATCAGGTAGTAATGCGGAATTATTATCAGTTACTTCATCATTTTTAGGAAACTTATCAGGTACAGCATCATATGCTTCTCAAGGTTTAAGTTCATCCTACGCTCTAAATGCTACTAGTGCATCATATGCTCTAAATAGTACCTCAGCATCATATGCCTTAAATGCTACTAGTGCATCATATGCTTTAAATAGTACTTCAGCTTCATATGCTTCATCTGTTAATAATTTAACAAATGCTATTACTAATAATGTTGATAATAGAATAATAACAGCAACTGGTGGTGGTACTATTAATGGTGAATCTAATTTAACATTTGATGGTACTTTATTAACAGTCACAGGTAATGCTGTTATTACAAATAATTTAACAGTACAAGGTACAGCATCATTTCAAAACACTACTAACTTAGAAGTAGCAGATAGATTTGTATTATTAGCCTCTGGTTCAAATACAACTGGTGATGGTGGTATTGTAGTTCAACAAGGTACTCAAAATGTAGGTGAGTTATTTGCATTTGATAGTGGTACTACAAGATGGGCATTTACTAGTTCATTTAATGGTGCTAATAGTTCTTTTACTCCTGATGCTTTTGTAGCTGCAGCTGTTATAGGTGCAGGCACATCACCAACAGCAGCACCAGCAAGATACCAAGTAGGAGGTAATATATTTATAGGTACAGACGAAAATATTTGGATTTATTCATAAAATTTTTTAAATCAGTTATGAGTTTTACAGCTAATCATATTGAAGGAGTTAACTCTACTCAGGTTAAACTAACACAAACTAAACAAACTCCAAATCAATTAAATTCTAAGGAGTTAGAGGTGTTATTAACTTTAATAAAGAGATCAAGTTTCCTTGGAGAAGACGTAGAGGCTATTTACACTATGGTAGTTAAACTACAAAATCAATATTTAGAACAAACAAAATAATAAGTTATGGATATATTTTCAATTGATTTAACTCACAATGAGTTAAATTTTATTCGTCAATCTTTAGAGACAGTGACAATTCAGGGTAAAGACGCTAAATTTTTAGCATCACTTCAATCAAAAATTGAACATGAACTCTCTGAAATCAAAAAAATGATTCAGGAAGAAGAACAAAAAAAGATGTTAGCATTATCTGAAACTATAGCTAAAACATCACCTAAGAAGTAATTTCTGATATTTATACTAGACCATTGGCCCATGTAGGGAAGTAGGCTCATGCACGGCATAAGTGTGTGTATCTAACCATGGTTTAATTATATAATAATATGCCAAATTGGAAAAAAGTCATAGTAAGTGGCTCTAATGCTATTTTAAATTCATTAACATCATCAAATGGTGTTGTAATAACAGGTTCTTTAGTAACAACTGGTTCAAATACATTAATAGGAAATACTTCATTAACTGGTAGCTTAAACATATCAGGTTCTACTACCCAAATAGGTAGTAATAATTTATTAGGTAATACTACATTATCAGGTAGTATCATTATATCAGGTTCAACCACAGTTCCAACAGTTCAGGTTTATGGTAATGTAACTCATGATGGATATATAAGATTTAATCCTGTATCAACTAATTTAGATACAACCATATCAGCCTCTTACATTTATGTAAGTGGATCTACTCAAGACTTATATTTTTCTCAAAATAGTAAAGGATACAATAATGTAACTCGTTTACGTTGGATAGAAGGTACCTTATATACTGGCTTATTACATGGAGGTGTAATCACATCCCAATCATCTACTGTTTATCAAGTAAGTAGTGGTAGTGGTATTATTGTGGATTTAAATGCTTCTTTAAGTGATGATCCTTATCCAACAATACAATATCTAGAATGGTCTAACTTATCAGCTAGTATTAATGCTTTTACAGCATCACACCAACAATGTTTTGTTGGTATAGATTCAACAAATAACATCTTTGCTCAAGCAGATCCTTTTACTAATAGTCAATTTAATACAATAATTAATATTGGTAATGTATTATTTCAAAATCAAACTAGTATTAATGCTGTTAAAACACAACCATCAACAGCCTATGGTTTTATACAAGCACAAAATATATTTAATAGAGCATTTGGACCTTTAAAACTTTCTGGTTTTACACTATCTCCTAGTGGTTCAAGTACAGGTAGTTTAGTAGTAGGAAGTGGTACAGCTTACTCTCCTGGTGCTGATTATGTTAATGATCCTAATGAACCTTATTATGTAAATGATACAGGAACTAATATATCTAAAATATTTAGATATCGCCAATCAGGGTCTACTTGGGTATATGATACAAATGCAGGAGCAGGATATGCCGCAATAGACCCTACTAGATATTCTAATAATGGTGTATTAACAGCAGTACCCGCCCCAGCTAATCAAAATTGGACTATTCAAAGAGTGTTCTATTTTCCAAGTTCACCAATAAAAGCAATAGTTGTTTATTACGGTAATGCTTATTATGGATCAGAATCAGAAGCTTTAGCTAATATTGCTTTTGAATCTTTTATTGAAGCCCCTGACACAGCAGCTAATGCTATTTATTTAGGAGCAATTGTAATTAATGGTACTGGTGTTTTTACTAATGCTGCTACTTTTACAATTTACCCATCAGGTTTATTTAGACAAGTAGGAGGATCTGGTGGAGGTGGTTCTACTGTAACAACAACATTAGCAGGTTTATCTGATGTTAATATATCAGCTCCTACAGATGGGCAAGCATTAGTATACAATAATGCAGCTCTTAAATGGGAAAATAAATCATTTATAAGTGCTTCCATTTCAGGAAATGCAGCTACTGCAACAACAGCCTCATTTGCAAACACAGCATCTTATGTCTTAAATGCAGTTTCTAGTTCATTTGCTTCAACAGCATCATATTTAAATACATTAAATCAAGATTTAACTTTTAATGGTAATTTAACATTAAATGGTACTGCTTCAATTTCATTTTTAAATGTAACATACGAATCAGCCTCAATAATTTATTCATCTGGTTCAAATCAACTTGGTGATGCTACTAATGATACACAAACATTAATAGGTAGAACAATTGTAAGTGGTAGTTTTGAGGTAACAGGAAGTACTAACATACCTAATATAACAGGTAGTTTACTAGGTACAGCCTCATACGCTACTCAAGCTTTAAGTAGTTCATTTGCCACTACAGCCTCTTATGTTTTAAATGCTATTAGTTCATCATTCGCCCCAACAGCATCATATGTAAATCCATTAAACCAAAATGTAATTATAACTGGTTCACTTACAGTTATCACCGGTTCAAATATCGAACTTCAAGTACTAAATACAGGTGTTAGACTAGGCAACATAATAGGTGATGCCCATACAGTAACTGGTAGTTTAGGTGTGAGTGGTTCAAGTAATTTTAATGGTAATTTAACTATAACAGGCTCAGCCTCAAACTCATTATTAGTAAAAGGTAGTGGTACAACAAATGCTACAAATGCATTACGTATAGAAAATAGTGCCGGTAGTAGTGGTTTAATAGTGAATGATGTAGGTAAAGTTGCTATCGGTACTAACATAACACCAAATGCATCAAATGCATATGATTTAACAACAAGTTACATAATAGCAGCTTATATGAATAATAACCGATATGACCTAGCAGGTGTTCTTTTCGGTAGTTACCCAGGCGGCGGTATATTTAATATAGGTGAGTCCGGATGGACCGGAAGAGTAAATTATTCAACATTTAATATATTAAGTAATGTTGGTATAAATAAAACCTCACCAAATGCTAATTTAGATGTTAGTGGTAGTGTTATAATAACGGGTTCATTAACAGTCATGACTGGATCAAATGTTGAACTCCAAGTTACAAACACAGGTGTTAAATTAGGAAACGCATCAACAGATACTCATACAGCCACGGGAAGTTTTAATGTAAGTGGTAGTTTTAATGTTATTGGCCAAAGTGTTTTTGCATCAAACCCAGCTGGAACTGTAGGTGATGTAGCTCAGTTTTATGCGGGTGTACGAAGTATATTTATTAGGTCTACTAATAATGAATCTAGTATAGGAAACACAGCTGGTGGTCTTGGTAATTTAATTAGTTTTTCAGGTGCAAGTAATGCTATAGGATTCCAAGCCGGAGCCGTAACAAGAATGTTTTTAACAGATACTGGGTTAGTAATAGGTGATGGTTTAACATCTCCAAATGCTAAACTGCATGTTAATGGCAATACCCAAATAACCGGCTCATCATCTAATTCTTTATTAGTAAAAGGTTCTGGAGCAACAAGTGCTACAAATGCATTGCGTATAGAAAATAGTAACGCTAGTGCTTCATTCACTGTAAGAGATGATGGTTTAGTTAGTGTAATGCCAAACAATGCTAACATCACAATAGATGGTTCAACGTCTTCAGGTGGTAGAATAATAATACAAAATCCTACAAGTAACGCTTTAATTGGTATTAATTCTTATAATACATTTCTTTATCCAACAGAATTAGTACTTTTTGCTCGTTCAACTATAAAAGGTTATACAAATGCATTAGGTGACTTAAGATTCTACAATCTCACTACTGGTAAAACTTACATGTTTATGACGGAAACAGGTCTTATCAGTGTCAATAAAGGTACCGTAACACCTAATGCCGATTTAGATGTTAGCGGTAGTGTTATAATAACTGGTTCATTAACTGTTATCACAGGTTCTAATATTGAATTCCGAGTACTAAATACTGGGGTTAGAATAGGTAATGTGATAGGTGATGTTCACACAGTAACAGGTAGTTTTAGTGTAAGTGGTTCAAGTAATTTTAATGGTAATACTACTATAACTGGTTCATTAATTGTATCTAGTTCTAACGTTACTCAATTTTTAGTAGGAACAAATACTTTATTTGCTGATTCAAGTAATAATGTTGGTATAGGTACAACTTCACCGTCAGAAAGACTTCATATAGCAGCCGCTGGAAATGGCGGTGATGTTCCACTTTTTATACGTGGTAGTAACACAAAAGGTGGTGCTAATTATTTAGACTTTTTATATGTTGATAACACAGGTGGTGGAAGTAATCCTAAAAAATACTTTAGAATTGATGGTAATGGTTCATGGGAAGTGATAAATAATGCATACACTCAAGTTATTATGTCACTTGATGATACAGGTAATATGACCATCGCAGGTACATTAACACAAAACTCAGACGCTAGCTTAAAAACCAACATTCAAACAATACCAAATGCTTTAGAAAAAACATTACAATTAAGAGGTGTTGAATATGATAGAATAGGTACAAATAAACATGAGATAGGTTTGATAGCTCAAGAAGTAGAACAAGTACTACCAGAATTAGTAAGCGAAACAAATGGAATAAAATCTGTAGCTTATTCAAATGTAGTTAGTATATTAGTAGAGTCTATTAAAGAATTAAAACAAGAAATAGACACTTTACGTGAACAGATAAACAAAAAGTAATATATTTATAATAAACATAAACAAAATGGCAATTCAAATAACAGGAAGTTTTAAAAATGGGTATGCTAGTTATACAGACCCACAACTACAATTAATACCTCACTTAACTTATAGAGGTACAATAGCAATGGATGTGAATATTACTATTCCAACTTATGTAACTGATAGTTTAGGTACTGGTAGTATGTCTTACCCTCAAGTAGGAGCGATACCAATGTATCCATCAACATCTGAGTTAACATATCCAAGAACACCTGTAGATCCTTACTCAGATCTTATATATTCATTGGAAACATATATTATAACTCAATTATCAGGTTCTAACCCAGATTGTACTTTTAATAGAGTTTAGTTTGGAGGTCTGAAGAAAAGTTATATATTTATATATAAAGTAATATAGTATGAAAAAGATATTTGATTTTGTAAAAACAATTTTAGGTTTTGCTAAAGAAACTAAACATGTTAGTGTTGAAATACTTAAAGAAGTAGAAACTTCTGTTAAAGTTGAAGAACCAGCTAAGGTTGAAGAAGTAAAACCGGTTATTATAAACGAAGTAAAACCTAAAACTACACCTAAAAAAAAGAAAAAACCATCTACTAAAAAATAATGATTAAATTATTAGAAATAGTAGATGCCTGGATGGAGGCTGAAAATCCAACCCCAGAAAGGAAAGCAATAGCAGAATCTAGAGTACAAATATGTGACACATGTCCTGAAAAAACATATGTAGATCTATTTGATACTTATATTTGTGGAGTATGTAATTGCCCAATAAACAAAAAAATATTTAGTTTCAAACCGGGACCGGAAGCATGCCCAAAACAAAAATGGAAAATTTAAGTTATATGTCAGAAGTTAAAAAGTTAACCCAAGAAGAGATCAATTCTATTAAAGGTCTCCAATCAGAATACAACAAGGTTGTATTTGAATTAGGCTCAATCGAAAGCCAATTAGTATTTATCAAAAAACAAACCGAGCTATTAGAGGCTGAAAAAGCAAAAATAGTAGCTGAGATAGATAATGTCGGTAAAAAAGAAAAAACATTAATTGACAACCTACAAGAAAAATACGGTGCCGGTAATATAAATATGGAAACTGGCGAAATTACCCCTCTTTAATCACGGTTCTGCGTTTTATATAGAATAGTTGATATTTATTATTAGGTTAATTCAATAGTAAAACTCAATTATTTTATATAAAAATGGCAGAACAAATCATTTCACCTGGCGTATTCCAAATAGAATCAGACCAGAGCCTTTACACAACACAACCACCCGCATTAGGAGCCGCAATAGTAGGTCCTACTGTAATGGGTAGACCGTTTGTACCAACGTATGTTACTACGTACTCTCAGTACTTATCGTTATTTGGTGATATTTTCAAAAGTGGTAGTTACTACTATGAATATTTCACTTCACAAGCCGCTAGAGAGTATTTTCAAAACGGTGGTCAATCATTATTAGTTACCCGTATTATTAGTGGTTCAGCTAATGCAAGTACATATGCAACAGCAGATGTTCCTGCTGCTTCATTAACAGGTTCATCATTCCAATTAGAAGTATTATCATGGGGTAATCAAATGAACAACACTTCTAGTTTAGTAAGTGGTGCTTTAGCAAGTGGATCTTCATTAAACGTACGTTATGAGGTAACCTCAGTAAATACTGGTAGTGGTACTTTCACCTTAACAATTCGTCGTGGTGACGACAATAACGCTCAGAAAAATATTTTAGAAACATGGGCAAACGTAAGTTTAGATCCTCAATTACCTAACTATATTGCTCGCGTAATTGGTGATTTAAAACCAGTTTACGTAGCTGCTACAGGTAATAGTGCAGCATACATTAACTATACTGGAACTTATCCAAACGTATCACAATACGTTCGTGTATCTTCAGTAACTACTCCAAACGTAGATTCAATCGACAACAATGGTAACTATAAAGCAACCCAATATAGTGGAAGCTTACCATTAGTAGGAAGTGGATCATACGGTGGTTCATTTAGTGGAGGTGTAGCAGATACAAATACTGCTAAATTAATGAATGAAAATATTACCTCAGCAAGTATACAAGGATTTGCCCCAGCAGATTATAATACAGCATTTGGTTTATTAGCTAATGCTGATGAATACAGATTTAACATGTTGTTAGCTCCTGGTGTTGGATTAGATAACTCAGCTGTATCTACTATGATAGCAACAGTAGAAGGACGTGGTGATGCAATTGCAATTACAGACGTTGGTGTTTACGGAACCGCAATAGGAACTGCAACTCAAAACGCTTCAGGCCAATCAAGCAACTACGCTGCTACTTATTATCCTTGGGTTCAATTATTCTCAAGCGGTTTAGGAAAAGTAGTATGGTGTCCTCCATCAACAGTAATAGGTGGTGTATTAGCATTTAACGATAGAGTAGGTGCTGAATGGTTCGCCCCAGCTGGTTTAAACAGAGGTGGTATTCCTTCAGTAGTACGTGCTGAACGTAGATTACAACAAACAGATCGTGATACATTATACAGTGGAAATGTAAATCCAATTGCAACTTTCCCTGGAACTGGTACTTGTGTATGGGGTCAGAAAACATTACAACGCAAACCAACATCTTTAGATCGTGTAAATGTAAGACGTTTATTAATAGCATTGAAAGATTTTATCGGTAATGTATCTCGTACTTTAGTATTTGAACAAAATACAACTGTAACACGTAATCGTTTCTTAAGCCAAGTTAATCCATACTTAGAATCAGTAGTTCAACGTCAAGGTTTATACGCTTACAAAGTGATAATGGATGATACTAACAATACAGCAGATGTAGTTGATAGAAATCAATTAGTAGGCCAAATTTATATTCAACCTACTAAAACAGCTGAATTTATTATCTTGAACTTTAACATTTTACCAACTGGAGCCACATTCCCAGCATAACAATTAATAATGTAGAGGGGTGAAAGCCTCTCTACATATTTTTTAAAATATATAATATTTATTAACAGATAATAACTAAATAAAATGCCAGTATTAAGCGCCAATGAGATAATGTTTACAGCTTTTGAACCAAAAGTTCAAAATCGCTTTATCATGTACATAGATGGTATTCCTGCATACCTGATTAAAAAAGCAGCATCACCTTCTTTAGAAGCTGGTGAAATCGTATTAGACCACATTAACGTTTACCGTAAAGTTAAAGGTAAAGTAAGGTGGAATGATATGACACTTGAATTATATGATCCTATCACACCATCAGGTGCTCAAGCAGTAATGGAATGGGTACGTTTATCACACGAATCTGTAACAGGCCGTGATGGTTACTCAGATTTTTATAAGAAAGATATTACTTTAGACGTATTAGGTCCTGTAGGTGATATTATTAGCGAATGGGTTGTTAAAGGAGCCTACGTAAAATCAGCAACTTTTGGTGATTACGATTGGGCAAACGACCAAGCTATTAATTTATCAGTTACAATAGCTATGGATTATTGTGTATTAAATTTTTAGCAACGGTGCATGGCTTTCAATTCAAAGCCTTATTATCCAAAGCAACGTTTTTCAAGAAGGTTCGATATTTATTATCGAACCTTTTTATTTAAATATATGCTTAAAAAAGACAAATTAATACAAGAAAAATACAACGGAATTCACCCAACATGTCAATGTGGTTGTGGTGAACAAACACGTTATGAAGCTAAATTAAAAGATTTCTGTAAATGGAAAAGCGGACACCAATCCCGAGTTCCTGGTCATTTTGGTGATCCTAAAGCAGAAAAACGTGTACAAGCTATTATTAAAACACGTAAAGAAAAATTTGCTTCTGGTGAGTATGACTATATAAAACAAGCGGTTAAAGGTAGAGATAGCATTGAATTAGGAAAGAAAATATCCCAAGGATCTAAAGGTATTCCCAAACCTAAACCAGATGGATTTGGGATAGGACGCATACAATCTGAAGAAACTCGTAAAAAAATGAGTAAAACAGCCAAACAAAAATGGAAGACTGGTGACATAGGTAAAAAGAAACATTATACTTCTAAACTAGAAAAAACATTTGCAAATATATTAGACTTATTAGATATAAAATATCAACAATTCTTCTATGCTAAAGATATTAAAGCATTCTACGACTTCTACCTCCCAGATTATAATATAATAATAGAAGTAGATGGTGATTTTTGGCACTGTAATCCTATTAAATTTCCTGAAGCTTTTTATGAAACTCAAAAAAATAATCTAATTAAAGATTCCATTAAAACACAATGGGCTGCAGACAACGGTTACAAATTATTGCGTTTTTGGGAAAATGATATAAATAACAATATAAAACAAGTAAAACAAATTTTATTAGAAAACACAAAATCATAGTATTTATATGTAAAATTACTTTTTCCGAAGTATACAGAAAAATTGGTTTGGCTTTTGCCAAACCTTTTTTTATCGTTATATTTATATAAAATAATAAGTTATAAATGGAAAATAATGTTACAAAACCCAAATTCCCAACTGAAATAGTAGATTTACCTTCAAAAGGCCTACTATATCCAAAGGAAAATCCATTATCAAGCGGTAAAATTGAAATGAAATATATGAGCGCGCGTGAAGAAGATATTCTCACAAACGCAAATTATATTAAGCAAGGTACCGTTATTGATAAATTACTACAAGCACTAATTATATCCCCTATCAGTTATGATGATTTGTTAATTGGGGATAAAAATGCAATTTTAGTTGCCGCTCGTATATTAGGATACGGCAAAGATTACCAATTTACTTACAAAAACAAACAGGGATATGAAGTGGAAGCTACTGTTGATTTAACCACGTTAAACGACAAAGAAATCAATGAAACTTTATTTAAGCCCGGTGTAAATGAATTTACCTTTAATCTACCTCATTCAGACAATACCATTACGTTTAAGTTATTAACGCATGGTGATGAAAAGAAAATTGAAGCTGAAATTAAGGGTCTACAAAAACTAAACCCAACAGCATCATACGATGTTACTACTCGTTTAAAATACATGATAACATCAGTAAACGGTAATAGAGATGCTAAGGCCGTAAGAGAGTTTGTAGATACTTTCCTAACAGCGAGAGATGCTAGAGCATTACGTGAATATTACGTAAAAATCCAACCAGATATTGAAATAAAATACTACCCAGAGGATGAAAACTATGCAGGGGAGGGCATAGATATTCCTATTTCTCTTAACTTTTTTTGGCCTGACTCCGGAGTATAGACCAATATTATTTAGTCAAATTCATGATATATGTTTTTGGGGACAAGGTGGATATGATTGGACCACTGTTTACGATATGCCCATTTGGTTAAGAAAATTTACATTTCTTAAATTAAAGGAGCATTATGATAAACAAAATGAAGAAGCCGAAAAACAGCAGAACATGATGAATAATAAGAGTAAACAGGAAGTGGCTAAACCTAATATAGCTCCTCAAAATAAACCGCACTACACAGCTAAAGCACCTAAAAAATAGGTGCTTTTAATATTTATTGTATATGGCTGACGATAAAGATAAAATAATAAAAGATTTAAATCAAGCATTAGATGATTTAGACCTCAGACTAGCTAGCATATCAGGTCAATTATTAGACCGCATGAATAATAAGTTAGCGGATGCTTCTAGTAAAGCTAAAGACTTTATCACTGCTTTTGAAAAAGGAGAAGATGTAACTAAAAAAGTTACTACTGAAATACAAAAATTATCTAAAGAAAATAATAGATTATCTTTTAATAAAATAAAATTAGAAGCTGATTTAGCTAAAGCAATATCATTGGGTAATTTCCAAGCAGAAAAAAGAATTAGAACGGCTTTACTCCAAAACAAATTAATGTCTATCCAAATAGATGATTCTATTCAATTAAATAAACAAATACTAGCAGCAGCAGAAGCAGAAAAAAGAGTAACAGAAGAGAAGAAAAAACAAAATTCCATCAGTGGTGTAGCTAAAAAAATATATGACGATAACTTTAAAAAAATAGTAGATTCTTTTACTACTTTACAAGGTATAATAGACATACTGATTAAAGCTGCTCTTAATTTTAATAAGATATCTGTTGATATAGGAAAAAACTTTGGATACGGAGCAGACCAAGCAGATAGATTAACATCTAATTTAGTATCAGCTGCTCAAGCATCAGACAACGTTAACTTTACTCTAAAAAATGCTGCTGAGGCAATGAATGAGTTAAATACTCAAACAGGATTCGTAGCAGAATACTCAGCTAAAACATTAGAAACCCAAATAATGTTAACTAAACAATTTGGGTTAACAGCTGAAGAAGCAGCAGGGATATATAAACTATCTGTTTTAACAGGAAAATCCTCAGAACAAGTAAATAAAGCTATGGTGGGTGCTTTTGTAGCCGCCAGAAATCAACTTGGAGTAGGAATTCCATTCAGAGCAACCATAGCTGAATCAGCTAAAGTATCAGGACAGTTAGCAGCTAACTTAAAAAATAATCCTGAACTTATAGTTAAAGCTGTAGCTCAGGCTAAAGCATTAGGTACTTCTTTAGAAATAGCTAAAAACCAAGCTCAATCGCTTTTAGATTTTGAATCTTCAATAGAAAATGAATTGCGAGCCGAATTATTAACGGGCCAAGCAATGAATCTAGAAAGAGCAAGAGCAGCAGCCTTAATGGGTGATCAAGTTACATTAATGACAGAACTTAATAATCAAGGAATGACGCTTGAAAAGTTCCAAAACATGAATGTATTGGCCCAACAATCATTTGCTTCAGCTCTTGGTTTAACAGCAGATCAATTATCTGACCAACTTCGATTACAGAAATTAGCTGTAGAAAGTGGCAAATCATTAGCTCAACTTACTGAAGAAGAAGCATTAGAAGCTGAAAAACGTCAAAATATACAAGATAAATTTAATGCAGCTATTGATAAATTAAAAGATTTAATTGGTAATTTATTAGCGGGACCATTAGGAAGTTTTTTAGATGTAATAACATCCATATTATCTCACACTACAGCATTAAAAATAATTGTAGGAGGATTAGCAGGATACATGGTAGCCTCTATTATTCCATCATTTAGTCGGTTAGCAGTAATAATGAGATATATAAGAATGCAAGGAATAGGAACTGCTATAGCTACTGCTTTTTCAAATCCAGCTGCTGCTATAGCTGGTTTAGCTACAGCAGGTATAGTAACAGCAAAATTATTATCTGCTGGAAATAATGTCCCTGAAATGGCAGAAGGTGGTGTAGTGCCTGCAACGCCCGGTGGTAGAATAGTAAAAGTAGCAGAAGCAGGCCAACCTGAAGCCATTATACCTTTAAATAAAATGCCTAACATGGTAGCTCCTAAACAAGATAACACAGCTCTAATAGCGGCTATTAATAGACAAACAGACGTTATAGCTAGTAAAAACTATAACCCATTAATCAGAACACAAATAGACGGAGTAAATATAGCAACAACTGTACCTCAAAACTCTTACAACCTAGCTTAATACTCTAATATTTATTATAAACAATTAATTAATTTACAATTATGGCATTAGTAGACCAATACAAAACAAGTACACTTGGATTGTTAGTTAGACACAATGTTGAGCCGCAAAGAGACCCAACAGCTAAAAATTCTTTTTGGGGATATAGAGACCCATCAGCCAATACTGACCCAGCATTAAGCCAATTACATGGTGAAGGATTTGCTATTCCTTATGAATTAGGATACTCAGTAGATGGGATTCCCAATGTTAGAGTAGAATCATTTGGTGATACAACCGCAGGAAGTACAGTTACTGTAAGACCTCAATCTGGTCTAGATGAATTAGATAAAAGAGCTCCTAATAACTACCAAATCGGAAGACCAGTTCCAAATGGAGGTCCAGTAGTATCTCAAATCTATAAATCAACTCCTAGAGGATCTGTTGGAGGACAAACATATAAAGATAAAGGACCTAGAGACGGACGTTATTAATCCAATATAAATGGCTTTAAGAGATCTACTTAATGACACAGCCCTAAAATCAATAAAGTATGGTAATGATCAACTAAACGAAGGATCTAGTGGCCAACCTTATATAACAACAGACGTTAGTGATCCTAATTTAACTAATCTAACTTTAGCTAGAGGAGAATTAGGAAGCATATTACGAAGTGCAGGTATATCTCCTACCATTACTATTAATAATAAAATAGGCAAAGATGCTGGTTTTATAAGAGGTGGATTTTTAGGAGCAGGTACGTCTTCTATAGTAGACACGTTTCG